AGAACCAAGACCAGAATCAGAACCAAGACCAGAATCAGAACCAAGACCAGAATCAGAACCAAGACCAGAATCAGAACCAAGACCAGAATCAGAACCAAGACCAGAATCAGAACCAAGACCAGACTCAGAACCAAGACCAGAACCAGAACCAGAACCAGAACCAAGACCAGACTCAGAACCAAGACCAGACTCAGAACCAAGACCAGAATACCGACACCAAACCAAATGTAGACCCTCCTAAGCCGCCGGAAGAACCTCCTAAGCCACCGGAAGAACCTCCTAAGCCACCGGAAGAACCTCCTAAGCCGCCGGAAGAACCGCCGGAAGAACCTCCTAAGCCACCGGAAGAACCTCCTAAGCCACCGGAAGAACCGCCGGTAGATCCTACTAAGCCGCCGGTAGATCCTCCTAAGCCGCCGGTAAAGCCCCCGGTTACGCCTCCTAAGCCGCCGGTAAAGCCTCCGGTAAAGCCAAGAAGTCCGCTTGACGAAATACTTGCTCAACAGCAAGTGCAAGCCAGAGCGGAAGAAGGTAAGCCATTGGAATATTTATATGATTTTGGTAGTATCTTGGGGCAGTCTGAGCTGCGTTATATGCCTAATAAACCCAAGAATTTAAATAAAAACTTGTCGCCAGAAGAATTGGCTAAGTCTGAAGAAAAGGCAAAAACTGAAGAGCGTAATCGTGAGCCTGTATACGCATTCTCTAGCGGAGGTGCAGTTAATGATTACGATGCAGTCACGATGGAATTACTTAAATTTTTGCGGAGGTAGGTATGAGCGACGGATATGTAGATGACTACGACGTTGGGGGCGGAACTTACGAGGGTTCTGATCAGTACCTTGGAAGTAGTTCAGATAGTGGCGATACTAGCTATCTTTATGATTATGGGGTAGGTAGTGATTACGTAAATAGTTGGGGAAATGCGGGCAGTTGGGATTGGACCCAACCCGAACAAGCTACTGAAATCCCTAACACTGCGTTGCCGGGGGATATTGGATACGGCTGGAAATACTACTCAGATGGTACTGCAATCGGTCCTGATGGTAAGTATTACTACAAAGGTGAATTAGCTTGGAGTCCCGAAGGGAGCGGTATCCTTAGCAAATTAGGGCAAGGTGTAGCAAGTGCATTAAAAGGTGCGTTTACTAAAAACGGGCAGACTGATTGGCGGTCGGTAGCAAGTGCGGCTGGTGGTTTGTACGGTATGTATAAAGGTATGCAGGGGCAAAACCAACAAAAAGTTGGGTACCAAGGAGGTATTCCTTCTTATACTGCGATACGCGAACAAGTTCCGGTAGCCGAAACCCCCGCCGGTATGCAAGATCGCCGCCCCGGTTCCGCAGGTAGAAGATACTTTACCGATGTTAAATACGTGCCTAAATCAGACACGGAGGGTATTACGGCTGCACAAACAGCGTCAGCGGCACAAGCTAACGCGTTATCCGCAGCTCAGGCACCTAATACGCCAATACCTCAACCCGCGCAAGCAGTTGAATCGCAGCCTGTAAATAGGCAGACTTTTTATAATGATCTTATGAACCAGACGACCCCCTTAGCTAGTGGGGGGATTGCAGCTCTAAAGCAAGGGCGGTACCTCAAAGGTGGTACTGACGGTATGGCTGATAAGATCTCAACAAGTATTGATGGTAATCAACCTGCTGCACTTTCTCATGGGGAGTTTGTGATCCCTGCGGACGTAGTAAGTCATCTTGGTAACGGTAACTCAGAAGCTGGGGCGCAACGTTTGTATTCCATGATGGATCGGATTCGCAAAGCCCGTACTGGTACAACCAAGCAGGGTAAACAGATTAACCCTAATACACATCTCCCTGCGTGAGGTAATTATGACAACGACAGCTACGACAGCTACGACTGGTGCGACTGGAAATACCGGAACAACCGCTCAACAAACGGGCGTAGGGCTGGAAACAGGAAGAGAGTCTTCTCTTTCAAATTGGGCGGGGCCGTATGTAACTAATATGTTAGGGCAGGGGCAAGCACTTAGTTACACGCCTTATCAAGCTTATACCGGCCCACTAACAGCAGGGCAATCCCAACTTCAACAACAAGCTTTTTCAGGTTTGGCGGGGCTGACTGTTCCTCAAGTAGGCTCAATGAGTGACCAAAACACAGTCGCTCAGTACATGAACCCGTACATCATGCAGGTGCTGCAACCTCAAATTGCAGAAGCGCGGCGGCAATCAGAAATAGAAAACCTTGGGAATCGTGCGGCACTAACTAAGGCCGGTGCTTTCGGCGGGTCTCGTCAAGCAATTATGGAGTCGGAAAACCAACGTAATCTATTGCAAAACTTGTCAGGGATTACAGGTAAAGGGTACGCTACTGCTTATGACAAAGCCCTTGAAGCAATCGACAAAGAACGTAATTACGGTCTCGGTGCGTTAACAAAACAAGCCGAACTCGGTGGCGTACAGCGAGATATTGAGCAGCAGGGGATCGATGCGGACATTCGGCAGTTTGAAGCTGAGCGGGATGACCCCTTCAAGAAAGTGCAGTTCCAACAGTCACTGCTTCAGAATTTACCACTAGCTACCCAGTCTATGACTTACTCACAACCTAGCCTAATGTCTCAAATAGGTAGCAACGTTGGTGGTATCCAGCAGCTATATGATTTGATTTTTGGCGGGAACAAGACTTCTACAGTTACTGGTGGTGGAGGCAATGATACAGTTGCTGGTGGTGGGGGCAATGACACAGTTACTACACCGGGGTAAATTATGATTGATCAGCAAATTAGTTCTCGTGTCGCGGCTTACCGCGATAATCCTCAACAGCTACAGCAGCGTTACGCTGTGTCCCAAGAGCTGATTGACTTGCTTGCGCTTCAAAAAATCAAGTCAGACAAAGAAGCTGCTGCTCGTGAGATGCAGCTTAAGATGGCACAGCAACAAGCCGCAAACGGTGAAATGCCGACGGTTGCACAGCAACGCGAAAATGAAGTCATGGATCTGACTAAGCAGGAGATTGCTAGCCAGCGCGGGGACTTGTTGCAGCAGCAGGAAAAAGAAAAGCAACAACGCATGAACCAACTAATGAGTGGTGTTGCTAATGCCCCCGGCGCACAGAACGCCATGACCCAGCAAGCTATGGCTGCGGGTGGGATTGTTGCGTTTAGTGGGGAAGATCAGAGTTATGTCCCACGTAGTGCAGTAGCACCTTCGCCTTTCGGTGGCCCAGCGGCAGAGCGTGGCACCGGTGCGCCAAAAGTTTCTTTGTCTAATGAAGATGAGCGAGATATTCTTGCACGTATAGAAGCTAAGATTAAAGACGGCACCGCTACTCCGTCTGAAATACGTAGAGCAAATGGTATCCGTGCACGACTTCTTGGCAATAGGGCAGAACCTCGACCCGCTCCTCCTGCTGCCGCTGCTCCTGCTGCCGCTCCTACTTCGCCCCCTTATTCAGACAGCGATGCGGCGGAACGCGCAGATCGCATGACAGGCTCTGTTACGCCCCCACCATCCCAAAACAAACCACCACAACAACAACAACGTCCTCCACAAGCGGGGATACCTGCTGCCCTACCTCAAGGGGGTGCTCCTGCTTCTGCTCCGGCTGCGTCGGCTGCTCCGGCAGGGATACCTTCAGCATTACCCAGAGAAACGCCGCCTGAACTTCCAACAAACCCTGCGCTGGAGAATGCAATTAACAAAAATGTTGGTATAGATCCTGAAGCACGTCAACAGGCAGAAGAAACAAGAATTGAGAACAAAAGAAAGCTAACCCCCGACCAACGTGCGGTATATCAAGCTGGTATTGATGAGCGTGATCGCATGATGAAGGAAGAGTTTGATCCTGAACGGCAACGATTGGAAGGAATTAAACGTTTTCTTATTGGTATGGGCGGCAGAGCTTACGGCGAGTTGGGTGCAGGTGCTTCTGCGTCTATGGGGTATGAAGACGCTCAACGTCAAGCTAGGAAGAAAGCGTTTGAAGATTTACAAAAATCGCGTGAGGGCTTAATTGGGTTAGACCGTAAGGCTGTAGAAGAAGGCATAGCAAGTGGGATGGAATCACGTAAGAGCGCAACAGACTTACAGAAAACGGCTACTTCGGCAGGTGCTTCTATTCTCGGAGACCGCACTAAAGCAGCAGAAGGTATATACCAATCACGTGTTGCAGAACGTGGGCACGACGTTAACGCCGCTACTCTACTACGTGGGCAGAATCTTAATTATTCTTCTCAAAAACTTGATAGAGAGTCTCTAGAACGTAGAAATGCGCTTTCAAACGCTGTGGAAGCCAAGAAAGCTGAAGCCATGTTGGAAGCTAACAAACTGGCAAAAGAACAAGCCAATGAAAGTAGGATTCAAAACTTCATCTCTAATACTGAAAAATGGATGGCGCAAGAAAAACGTAAGATTGAGGAATCTATACAAAAAGATCCTCGTATTTATCAGCTAATGCTAATGGACCCTAAAAAACTTTCTAAAGCTGAAAGAAACGATGTGGAAACCGCAAAACTAGAAATACAATCAGCTAAAGCAAAAATAGACGAGTCTATGGGACCGGTGTTAGATCGAGCTAGAGCTAAATTAAGTATAGGTACGGGGCTGTCTAAGGAAGATGAATCACTTGTAGCTAAACACCTTGGTAAGTAGTATGGATCTACAAACTGTACTCACTGCGCTACGTAACGCTGATGCTGCTGGTAATGTTGAAGATGCGCGTAAGTTAGCGCAAATAGCTAGGCGACTTCAAGGACAACCTCAAGCTGGTGAGGAGCTGGAATCGACGCGCATACAGCGTCGGTTAGCGGAACTACGCGCTCAGCCGCCGGAACCTCCTGAGACAACAGTCAGAGGGAACGTCAAAGAATTCTTCAAAGGAATTGTCCCCGGTGCAGTGGGTCTTGCCGAAACCGCAGGAACTGGCATCGCTGCTATGCTGCCAGAAGAAACCGAAAAGGCTGCGCGAGAGAAGATCAAAGAAATTGCAGGGATCGTAAAGAAACCCTTTGAAGCTGCCGAAGGTTACGAAGACAGTGTGGGTCGCAGGTTAAGTGAAGGTCTTGGATCTACGATACCTTTCTTTTTACTTGGCCCTGCTGGGTTGGCTGGCAGAGCTGCTGCCGCTGGTCTGGGTGTAGCTGCTGGCGCTGGTGAAGCGCGAGAATCCGCAGAACAAAAAGGTGCAACTGCTGAAGAAAGACGCACTGCCACACTACTCGGCGCACCGACAGGACTGCTTGACCTTCTTGCGCCCAACATTCCGGGCTTTAAAAGTATTATTACTACGGCGCTTGCACGAGGTGGTATTGAGGGTGCTACGGAAGCTGCACAAAAGATTTCTCAGAACCTTATCGCTAAAGGTGTTTACGATCCTAGCCAACCCGTACTAGCCGGATCAGGCGAAGAAGGTGTCTATGGTGCAGGGGTCGGTGCGCTTGCCAGTCTGATCTTAGACCTGACGGTAGGGCGCAAAGCCAGACAAGCTCGCTTCGGGGAAAAGCCCCCAGAGACACAACCTCCTCCCCCACCCCCGGAATCAGGAGTGCAAGCTCCGACAGCGCAAGCTCCACAGGGTGAGTTGTTTCCGGCTGAGTTGGCACAGGCACAAGAAGAAGTTGCCAAACGTGAAGGCCCGCCCACATCGGCCATGCGGCAAGAAGAACCTGCACGTGAACCCACTGCGGCAGAAGCAGGGCAGATGTCATTGTTTGAAGGCGAAGCCGGACCTTCGGAGTTAGAGACCAAGCAACCTGACTTGTTCGGTATGGTGATGCCTGACAAGAAAGAAGAAGCTGTCCAACAAGAACCTGAAGTTGTAGCCGAACGCGACGAGCGGCAGCAAGAATTACCGCTGACCGGCGGACGTACGCTTGACCAACAAATCATAGAGTTGTATGCAGGAGAACAAAACAGGCAAGAAGTAGAGCGGATTCAACAAGCGAGAGCAAGATCCGAAGCAGAAGCTCAAGCGGAAGTAGAAAAAGCCAGACTGCGGTTTGAGTCAGATCTTGAGAGTGTCAATGCACGTTTGCAAGACACAAGAGATAAGACAACAGAACAAAATCGTATGGCGGTTTTACTACCTATTATTGAATCTGATACAAAAAATATACCACGTGAATTTAGCCGTCAGCTTGCAATCAAAGGGTTTACAAATACAAACCTTACCGATGCAGAACGTGCGTTAATTAAACGCGTCTACGATTTCCGACTTGCTGTACCTGCGACTCCTGCTGCACCGGAAGTTGAACCTTCTGCACCAGCCGAATTGACCGAGCTAGAAGGTGCAGTGCCTGAAAAGAAAGAAACAAGAATTCCTGAACAGATAGGGTTCCCCGGCATGGGCAAGCCGAAAGGCGTAGCACCTGTACAAGAACCTGTACAAGAAGAGGAAGTAGAGACTGAATTTTCGCCCGTTATAACGCCTGACTTATTAGATGGTACGGGGCTGTCAAAGCAATCGGGGTACTACAAACGACTTGTCAACAAAGACATGACTGTCCCCGAGCAGCAGAACCAAGTACGTGATGTCTTAGTGGATGCGCGTTCAAACCCTAACCTGTCTGCATCGACCAAGCAAGGTATAGAACGTGTAGCGATGCAAGCTTTCGGTGCGTTAGCAAAGCAAGGTGAGTTGTTTGGACCAAAAGGTGGTGTAGCCAAACCAGCTCCAAAACCGAAGCCCGCCCCCAAAACCGAAGCTAAAAAAGAAACCCCCAAAACCGAGGAGAAGAAAGATGTTCCAAAAACTGAGCCTAAGAGAGAAGCTCCAAAAACTGAAACTACGCAAAAGACAAGCACAGGTGACGGCGATAACAAACCGCGATCTGGAACTAGCGCTCCAAGTGGTAAGTCAGATAAGTCAGAGAAACGCGGTGAGAGTACCGAAAAATCTGGAACATCTGAACGAGATGGAGTGGGCAAAAATGCACCAGCTACTGATGAGACTGGAGTACGAAAAGAAGGTGCTGGGAGTACATTAAAGAAGGAAACGCAGAAGACTGAGGGAAAGAAGGAAACGCAGAAGACTGAGGAAAAGAAAGAAGCACCGAAGACTGAGGGAAAGAAGGAAACGCAGAAGACTACGCCACGTCCTGAGCTATCTACTGTAAGGAAGGCTGACCCCAAGCTTGGGTTTTACGACAGAGTTGCTACTGAAGGTGTAGTGGAGACCTCAGCGGCAGGTGAACCTATGGTCGGTAAAGGCGATGCAATTGATGCGTTAGCCTACGATGTTTACGTTGCTTCGATGTTTGCTGAAAAAGGTGGACTAGTAAGCACCGCCAAGATGACCAAGATGATGTTGGATCTAAAGGCAGGAAGGGTTCCTGAAGATCTTAATTTTGGTGGGCCGACGACGGTAAGTACACCAGACTCCGGCGGTAAGTATGCACGTTCATTCCTTGAGTCTTTAGACGAACCAGGTTTAAAGCGGTTTAGAGAAGCTTTGCTTAACTACTTTACAAAAGTAGAAGCGCAGATTCAAATGGGTGTATCACGCTTCTCTGATCGGCAAGCCTATGAAAGAGCGTTACAAGAACAGCTCACTCGCCCCGAAGGTGTAGAAGCTCCCAAGGGTGGGGACAGAGTTCCCGCACGTAAACCCGTACCAGTTGCTCAACACGGTGACTACAAGCCGCCGAGACCTCTGGGGATGCGCGTCGGGGCTATGGATTTTGCGGACCTACCCAGTGGCGCAAGTCATCCTGCACCTGAAGAACTCAAGCGTGAGTTTGTAGTCTTCTATCAACCTGTGCATCCTGCTGTGACCAAAGCTCTTCAGAATGGTGATCTGGTCGGTGCGCTTACCTTACTTGGCAAAGCCCACCTTGGACGTGCGTCTATGGTTGCAAAGGTGCTGGCCCCCCTAATGAAGGGCGTTAAGGTAGAACTTGTTGAAGATTTAAAGAACGCTCAAGGTCGCCCTCTTGCTGGTTCATACGACTATGCCACCAAGACGATCCGGCTAAATGTAGATAAATACATGAGTCCACATGCGCTGCTACATGAAGCAACGCACGCCGCATTTGCCAACGTATTGAGTAACAAGTCACACCCTGCGTACAAGCAACTATCTGAACTCTATAACAACGTCAAAGACTCACTTGATACGGCGTATGGTTCGCGGTCTCTTGAAGACTTTGTATCGGAAGCGTTCAGTAATCCTGAGTTCATTGCCAAGCTCGCCGCAATCAACCCACGTGGGGAAAAGATCAGTGCATGGCGGCGGTTCTCTACCGCAGTTCTTAATTACTTGCGGAGTGCAATTGGACTAGAAACTAAAGGTTTGAACTCTGCGCTTGATACTACAGACCGTGCGCTTCTGGACTTGCTTGCACCGAATGCACAGGCTTTGGGGGTTGGGTCGTTGTATCAAGCATCAGTGCTAGGCACCGGAGCAGAAGTCTTTAAGGCTATCGACAATCGCATCTTGTCGTTTCCTGTTATTAATAGCAATTGGGGCACCAAGCTCTACGAACTTATTCGCAATAAGATTCCCGGCGTATCCAACACCCTAGTCCTACGTAGCTTGCCGCTTAACGCGCTGGTTGAAGTTGCTGTAAAAGATATACCGATGGCGACTAAGTTAGATACGCTAGAGAAACAATGGAACGGTGCAGTTGACCGTCGTCGCCGTGAAGCTGATGCAACGATGACCCGTATTCAGCGGTGGTTGAAGAACGATAAAAATAAAGAAACAATCTTAAATGATGTTGTGACTCAATCGACACTTGAGCAGGTGGACCCCAGTAAACCTAGGGATTACTATAAAGATAAGACGAGTGATAAGTACAAAGAAACTGTCAAACAAGTCATATGGGATCAGTTGCAACCTCAGTGGAAGAACTTGGGGGAAGAAGGGCAAGCAATCTATAAACAGATGCGCGATACCTACGCCAACTACCAAGAAGATCTAATGAACATGTTGTTCAATCGGATTGACGCTTCTGGTATACCTACTGAAGAAGGTAAAAAACTTAAGACTGAAATCTATAAGCGGCTTGCAGTCAAGGGTAAGATCGAACCCTACTTCCCGCTTACTCGCTCAGGTGGCTATTGGCTTGCTTACAATGGCAAGGGTCCAGACGGTAACGTTGAACGGTTTGTCGAAGCCTTCCCCACGTCGGTTGAACGCGAGCTTGCGATTAAACAGCTTGAACAAAACAGCGATGTGGATAAGAAGTCCATTGAACGATTTGCTCAACTAGCTAAAAAATCTTATCGGGATGCACCTCCGACATCATTTGTAAACAACGTACTACGTATCTTGGAAGCTAACAAGGTTAACCCCGAAACCACTGATGAAGTGATGCGGGCGTTCTTGGCTACGCTACCGGAAACTTCTTTTGCACAGTCTTTCCGTACTCGGAAAGGCACGCTGGGTTTTAACCCCAATGCAGCCGCTGCGTTCTACGGCAAATCCATCAGCATGTCGCACCAACTCGCAAATCTTGAGTACGGTGCAAAGATGTACAAGCTGCGCGATGAGATGGAAGAGTTTGTTAAAACCAAAAACAATACCGATACCGCAAACTCTCTTCTGACAGAACTCAATAGCCATATCAGAACGCTTGTATCTCCCAGCATTTCTCCATTGTCAAAAGGGTTGACCTCCGGTGCGTTCTACTGGACTTTGGGTGCAAACGTGTCATCCGTTATTGTTAACTCTGCGAACATACCGATGGTTGTGATGCCTTATCTTGGCGGTAACTATGGGTACAAAGAAGCGAATACAGCCATAGGTAAAGCTACCCGCATCTTCTTTGGTAGTGGGGTAGACCGTTCGACGTTGATGTCAGGTACCGAGAAAGGTAAAGACGGCAGCACTATCAGGATGAAGTCTGGGTTTTCATTTGATAACTACGACTTTGATAAATTCGATGCTGCCGTTGCCGCACATGTAAAAAAATCTGGGAAGGAACCTACCGCAAAAGAACGTTTGCAAATTGCAAAAAATGTAGGGGTACCTGAAAACGTTATTGAACTTAAAGAACTCGCCACGCTATCCACCGAATACGGCTTACTCAACCGCTCCATGATGCAAGACTTACTTGAATCTGATAAGGGTGATTCTCCACTTGATAAAGTTAACAAATATTTCAGCTTCCTGTTTCACCACGGCGAGCGCATGAACCGGCAGATAACTATGCTGGCTTCTTATATGTTGGCACTTGACAAAGTGCGGGCTGCTGACGGCTCAACAACTTCCGAGCAGCGACAGGCAGCAGCAGAACAAGCGGTTAAAGAAACAGAACTACTTAACGGTGGGGCCAGTGCAGGAAGTGCGCCGCTGCTGGCTAAAAATTCACTGGGTAAGATAATGTTTATGTACAAACGGTACGGCGTATCGATGTACTACATGCTGTTTAAAACGACTCGTGACATGTTAGCCAACGAAAACCCGGAAGTTAGGGCCGCAGCTAAAAGACAGATTGCGGGGGTCTATGCCACATCTGCCCTACTTGCTGGAGCGCAAGGAATACCGATGTTTGGTATTGCCGCTTTGATCTACAACATGTTTAAAGATGACGATGAAGATGACTTTGAAACCGCCGCCCGTAAGTATCTTGGCGAAGGCATGTTCAATGGTGCGTTGAATTACTTTACAGGTCTTGCAGTCTCTAACCGTATCGGACTGACCGACTTACTGATGCAAAGCACAGGATACAAAGATCAAGAAAACATTATCCTTTCTTTCTTACAGCTTGTGGGTGGACCTGTCTACGGCGTCGGTGAACGTATGGCCCGTGGCGCTAAGCAAATGTGGGAGGGGGAACTACAGCGCGGGCTTGAGCAGATGGCACCTGCGGCAATCGGTAACGCCATGAAGTCCATCCGGTACGCAACAGAAGGTGCGAACACTTTGCGAGGTGACCCCATCGTCGGAGAAATCGGCGCGTGGAATGCTTTTGCACAGTTCTTTGGATTTATGCCAGCCGAATACGCCCGTCAGATAGAAATCAACGCATCCCTGAAGAACATCGAGCGAAGCGTACTTGAAGACCGGACCAAGCTGCTACGCCGCTACTACATCGCGGTTCGCAACGGTGACTCACAAGAAGCAGCAGACACAATAGGTGAGATGAACAAGTTGAGCAGTAAGCACCCCGGTGCAAGGATCACGGCGGAAACAATCCGAAACTCCATGGCTCAACACCGTAAGACTTCTGCTGAGATGTACGCTGGGATAACGCTCAACAAGTCAATGCGAGCCGAACTACTAGCAAGTGCTCGTGAGTTTGACGATGACGACTATGGGGATGATGAGGACTAAAAAAATCCCCGGCCTTGCACCGGGGTAAGCACAACTCAAAGGAGACGTGATTAGTGTATCACAACAATCTCCAAATACGCACCCCCCACATACCATTCTCGATGCGGGGTCTAAACTCTAGCGTCCAAAACCATTCCTCTGTGATGAAGCGCACCTGTCGTACGCACTCAAGGCTGTTAACGCAAGGTACGAATATCGACATTCCTACGTTGAACTCTTCCCAGTTCACGATGATTCGCACCCCATCGGGTGCGAAGTCAGATTTACGTAGTCTGTTTTTGAATGCTCGCGGCGGTTGCCGCCATTGACTGCTCAGTCTCATCGCTCATAAATGCAGAACAGTTAATCGTAAGCACGTCAACCGGAGGCCAATTGATGTGCGTCCCTCTACATAACCGAATCTTCTCACGCTTAGCTTTAGTACGCCCGTTCTTTAACGCGTCAACAAACCCTGCGTAATTGTGCTGCTGCTTACCGCACCATTCTTTTAATGGTTTAGGCAGTAAGTAAAGCTTCTTAATATCATATTCGTACCGGCCAATGAACGCCATACGGGGGCTTGCTTCAGGGTGTATTAAATGATCTAACCCGTTTGGAGCTTTACGGCTATCATCAGTAGACTTGATGCGAAGTATGTTGTTATAGTTTTCGGCAAGGTATTCGGTTAAGATGTTTTCAGGATTGACTGCCATTTCTGCAAACGCCGACTTAGCTGTTTTTAGTAGGTCAATAGCCCACTTAAATATAGCTGGAATATCCCAATTGAGCAGCCCGACTTTCTTTGCAACCATGATCCCTGCAATACTTCTTGATGCAAGCACCGACCAGTATCGGTTTTCTGCTTTTAGCGCAGCAGCTTCGTCAACTCTGATTTGCGTGTGAAGAGCAATTTCTTTAACAGCAGCTAAGTTATTGATAACATATTGAACAAAAGGTACGCCCGCATGTCCGTAATTTTCTTTTATCTTCAAGGATAGCTGGTCAGTTTCGTCCTTCGATGCAAATGAAAAGGGTTCAGCCCGATACTCTAGTATGCGTTGGGCTTCGGCTTGCGGTAATGATTTGTACAAACTTACTCGCTCGATGATGCTGGTGTTGCCCGTGCTGCAAAATATTAGCTTCCACGGTGCCCCTCTTGTACGTTCTTCGTTACCTTGCCCACTCATGCGGTTACGTTGCATACCGCTTGGCACTTGGTACAACAATTCAGAAAGTTCTTTCGGTGATGAATTAGTCATCTCGTCCAACAGCGGAGGCAGGTTCTTATAGATTTCTGCACGGTTCATCTTAGAGTTAAACGTATCCCGCTCTTGTAACATGAACAGCTCGGGTTCTCCCCATATCGACGCACCCGACAACATGGCAGTTGTTTTACCAAGCCCTGATCCTTTACTGTGCATATGAAAGACTGCACCATTGAGCGGTTGAAACTCCATCAGTATGGAACCAAAAGACACCCCAATCGCAAACTGGTGCATCTCCAAACCCGGACGGTTATAAAACTCCATAATCTCCATCCATGTTTCAAATGATCCCTTCTTATGGAATATCGGAAACAACTTCCCTGTTGCCTTAGAGGGAGGGTTTATCTCAACACGATCCCCAAAGATTTCTACCCCACCCAGTACAAATGATTTACCCTCATTACTTGTCCATCCAAACTGTTTCCTTGCTTCATCAGCTTCGGTTTCGTATTGAAGTTGTTCTACCCACTTCATGGTGTACTCCATAAGTTCTGTTACGTTAAGGACTGTTACGCCTTGGCTGGCGAGATGTTTTCGGAACTCTTCTTTACTACCCACTGCGGTTAACGGCACCATAAATTCTTTAGCACCATCTTTAGGGAGGTGCAATCGCATCACGACAACCTCACCAAGATCAGGATCTTTCACACGCCCAATAACATATAAGTCGTTAAGGTAAACAACAATGTCTTTAGCATCATCGTCCTCTCCTTTTCCCCGCTTAAATACCCCACCGTTCTTCCCCCTAAAATAAGGGTTTGGATACTTGGGGATAGTGTATGTAACAGGTTCTGCGTTAGGGGCACCTTTGGGTGTATCTACAATCGTATTGTCTTCTTCAGTAGCTTCCTGAATCTCCCGCCCTAATACAATCGGCCCAGTTATTTTTTTCCAGTGCTTGCATTCGGGGCACACTCCTTTGTTATATTCATCAAACCTTACGCATTTGTACGGACCTTTAATTCTGCCAGCTTTCTCTTCAGTGCCTTCAGGCGTGTATTCCGGGTGCCTGTTTGATATCTTATGTATAGCAACGTTGCCATCAACACAGAACTTAGCAACTGACAGCCCTGCTCGCCACATCGGTTCAGACAAGTTAGCTTGATTTGTTACCACTTCACGCAACTGCTCACAACCTTTACCTTCCATGGTCTTGAGCATGATGGTCTTAAACCGATTCTTCATACTGCCCGTCAGTGCATCCATGACGGCATCCGCTTCTCTCGGCGTGTATTTACGTGGCTGCTTTAGTACATCTTCAATCGGTGTGTGACTTTCAATTAACGATTTAAACGCTTGAAAAGTTATGGGTGTACCAAGCTCCCCTACAAACTTAACTTCTTTAGGGGTTTCATCCTTGTGGTTATGAGTGCCGGGGATACGTAAGATACGCGCCGCATCCGCTGTCACTACGGGGTCGGCAAACAACTCATGCTTCTTACATAAAGCTTTTAGTCGTTCGGCAATAGCTAGCCATGTTTCACGTGAAACAGCTTCGGTCAACGCCCAGTACACATGCAACCCCCGACCTGAATTAACGACAGTAGGGCGAGGGAAATTTAAAGCTTTACATACGGTGCGTAGTTTGGTGTATGCCTCCTGTTGGCTTGCGTATTCTTTTGAAGGCCCGCAGTCTAAATCTAAAAAGAACGATTTAAGTTCTTTTACATTAGCAACCTTCCGAGAACCTGTAACCTCAAAAGTTGCCAGTGCAAAGTACGTATCAAATCCATCTTCGTCTAGAGCTTGGGCAGAACGGATTACAGCGTCTATGGTTTCATGGAACTCCTGCAATCTGCGGTTATCTGATGCACGATTCGCAAACACACAGTAGTACCCCGACCCCCCTAGCACCGTCTCCAAAAATGTTTTTGTTTCCATAACTGCCGATCTCGTGTGGTTGGGTACAAAAAGAAAGGGTAGGGAGCGACCCTACCCTTGAAACAACTTATTAGTCGTCCCAGTTACCCACGATATCAGCAATATCATCCTTAACAACAGTAGGTGCAGACTTCTTTGTTACCTTCACAGGTTCTTCAACGGCTTCAACCTCCACAGGCGCAGCTTTCGGCGCGGCCTTTACAGGCTTTGCTTCTTGCTTAGGTGGGGGAGGAAGCTCTTTAGCTTTAGGTGTAACACCGTCCATTTGTGATACGGTAAGTGTTATCGCCTTAACAGCGTCAGGGTGCTCGCGCAAAGGAATTACATCTTCCAACTCTGCATCCTCCAACGCACGTACAGGTTTGAACACAAGCTTCGGTGTCGATGATTCAAGATCAAAACGCATCTCGGTCACGATACTGATGGCGTGTGTGTTGTGCGCCTTGAGGTAACGGCTATATGCTTGAAGCGGCATCTTGTTACCCTCGGCATCCCCAAAGATTGAGGTGCTTGGTAACGTGATCTGATGAATGGATTTCTTATTAACCTCAGACTCAAGCACCACAGCCAACCTTTGTTGGAAGCGGCAAGCACGACCCTCGCCCGCAGCAGCAGAACCCTTAACGTTTTGTGGGCAGTCACGGCATTTAGCAGACTGCCGATTCTCTACGGGCACTGCCTCGTCAGGTGTTTCGCAATCCTTAGACCAGCAGGTTGGTGGGCTTACCTTACCTTTTACATACGCACCTGCGAAGTACATACGGGAGATGGGCGCAGCGTTAACGATCACCACATTCATCGCACGTTCTTCAGATACGCGAACTTCTTTACCGTTGATGAACTCACGAAACACGCCGCCATCAATGCTGATGCGCTTGTTGCCACCGCCATTATTACCCAGTGCTTTCGCAAGCGGATCTTCAATATCCCCCAAAAGCGAGAGGGCTGCGCTGCTACGTTTTCCAAACAAGGTTAGTTCATTAGACATTTGTTTCTCCTTCAGATGTCTCTATCGGGGTTACTGTAAAAATCAAACTCTAACTGCACAGGGGGCTTCAATTTATCTTCGGACTGCTCCTTTTTAACATCGTCTTTCTGTGTCGTGTTCAAGTGATCCAGAATCTTAGGGATACTGAATCGGTACGTATTACCAATCTTCAAGTAACTATTTCTTGGTACATGCCCAACTCGCATCCATACACGAATTGTCGATACCGATACTTTGAAATACTTGGCTACCCCCTCAATCGGCACAAGTCCGTCGTCCGTCATCACTTCCTCCTAACTGTGATACTGTATTCGCTATCCACTTGTAGCCCCGGTGGATGCAAATCGGGGTTGTCTTCCATAAACTGCTTCATGTTTGTTTGGTGTAACCGCTCGTGCAAAAGCTCGGGTACGTTGTGCTCAACAATGAACTTACGCATGGAGTCCCAGTCGCTTGTCCAGTAGTTGGTCTTCACCGTGCGGTAAAACAAACCTTCATTAGTGCGAACGCTCTCGACGTTCTGACCTTTACAGTAAGCCAAAAGCGTAGCCTTGACTTTTGCCATCTGCTCTTTTAACTTGGTTTCTTCTTCCTCGTACGCTTTACGCTTCTCAGTCAGCGCCGCATTCATCTTGAGGTAGACTTTTACCAGCTTTTCAACCGGTATTTCGGTGGTTTCTTCAGACATTTTTCCTCACTCCTTGGGTTGTGGAGTGTTAATTATAGTGAGTATTTTTTAGTTATGCAAGTAGTTCGCTGTAAAGCTCTACTATCTTTGAGTGAACGTCTATTTTACTATCTAATAACTTGTATACGTGTCTTTCCATACCTGATCCTACAAGCTGGACGACTGTCGAAGGGTGTCGTTGACCACTTCTATGTACACGGGCGTTTGCTTGGGCGTAAGTCTCTAAGCTACTTGTCGGTCCCCACCACACCACAGTATTCGCAGCCGTTAGCGTAACCCCATGGGCGGCAGCTTGCGGCTGAATGATCAGCACCTTGGTTCCGTTGGGGTCAGTTTGGAATCGGTTGAAGATGTCGGTGCGCTTGCCTACGCTGACTTCCCCGTAGATAACTTCGGTAGTAACGCCGTCGGCGTTGAGTTTATCTGCAAGGATGTTGATCACGTGCTTGAACGGCACAAAGACTAAAACCTTTTGACTTGACTCTTCTATAACTTCTTTCAGCACAGCATACCGCTTGCTGATGTCAAACTCTAAGGTCTCACCTGCGTCAGAGTAGACTGCCCCACAACTTATCTGGAGAAGCTTGTTCATATTGACCGCTGCGTTCACTGACGTGATTGCCTCCCCTGCTGCCTCAATCGCCATGCGGTTCTTCAACATCTCGTAGTACCGCTGCTGTTGCTTGGTCAACTCCACCTGCCGCTTGACATATGTCATCTCAGGCAGATCAAGGCACTCGTCTTTGGTAAACCGAATCGCAGGTTGCAGTGCGTTGTAGACTACTTGGGTTGCATTTTCCTTGGGGACATACCGGAAGTTTGTGAGCTTAAACATCACCATGTCACGGTAAGTTGAAAAGAACTTAGGCACTCCCATAGGGTTAACTAACTTGGCGATGCCGTAAGCATCAAGGGGGGACTGTGCAGCGGGGGTTCCCGTCAACATCCACAGCCAAGTATCGTGCTTGATCAGGGAGTTTAAAGCTCTCCACCGTTTGGTCTGTGCATTCTTATAAGCGTTAGCCTCATCAACCACAATCAAGTCAAAGCCACCGTTGGCAATCTCGTCCTTGATGATCTCCACGCCGTCGTAGTTAATGATGATAAATTCAGCGTTGCCCTTAACAATCGCTTGCCGCTTGTCTCGTGGGCCGTAAGCAATGTCCACTGTACGGTGCATAGCAAACTTAAACAAGTCAGCACGCCATGCAGAATCCATGATTGACAGGGGGCAGATCACCAAGACGCGCCGAATCCGCTTTTGGGTAAGCAGGTAGTCAGCCGCCCAGATAACTGATCCGGTCTTGCCTGTACCCTGCTCGTTGAGGCAAAACGCCTTACGGTTAAGCGTCAGGAACGCTGCGGTTGTCTTCTGATGTTCAAAGGGTTTGTATTGTCCGGGCCAGTTGTACTGCCCTAGTATGGGGGACGGCACGTTGCGGATCTTGAGGTTCTTCAGCACCTGTGCTTCGTCAAGCCCCCACCTCACCAGCACTCGGTTGTCGCTAAGTTCTTTACTTTTGGGAATCACCGTAGTAACCCGTTGTGGGTTCTTCAGCGTAAGTAAAAGTGCTTTATTTTCAATGATTTGCATTTGGGTTCTTATAGTCCAGAGAAAAAGAATCCGGCGAGATAGGGTTCCCTATCTCGCCTTCATCACCACAACCAACAGGAGTGTCCATACGAGCGCGGTTACAGGGTAAGTTATCCTTCTTCCCCGACTAGCTCACTCACGCCTAACAGCTAGCCTATTAATCTAAACTGTATCCCCGCAACGGGGGAATGTCAAGCAGGTTTTTTGCCCCCCGGCTCATGTACGCTGTGGCCGTTCCTTGCGCGATTTTTAGCCGCTGACATGAGGCGGATACCAGTTCTGTTAGACCCACCTTTGGATAACATCTTTACGTGATCGATGTCTTTCCCCTCACGGCGGTCGGCTTTGCCGTTACCGTTCTTGTCTGCGCCTGTCTTGTCCATCTCTCGTCGTGCGCGTTGCCGTTCCATTCGGTCAGGGTGCTCGCCACGCTTTTTCTGCATAGCGTATTCATGTGCGTAGGGGCGGGGGGACTTGGTGTACGGCATGATTAATTCCTTCCGTTATGGGGGCAACTCAACACCACGCAGTGCTTCTTACATAAACCTGACGGGTGTGGGTTCCAGACGTTCTTGTCATAAGCAGTCTTCATACGTCCGTAGTTGTGCATCCACTTCTCCCAAAGCTTAGCTTCATCCTGCCTATGGAAGTTAGCTTTTGGAAACGACTTAGCCACTACAAACAACAACCCTGCCTTGATCGACTGCACTTCGGGGAAGTGCTTGAACACCGCTAACGCCATCAACTCAAGCTGACCTGTGTCTGCATACTTAGCCGACGCGCCTGTCTTGTAGTCCAGCACCCGAGCCACCCCATTATCCTCTAGGATAATTAAGTCAGCAATCCCCCGCCACCACACGTTGGGAGCTTTAAACGCGCACGGTTCTAGGTTAGCGGTCAACCCCATTTCATACTCGCACAGCTTTCGGCCCGGTCTTTGCTTTAAGTTATCTAAAGAACTCTTGGCAAACTTAAACTTCTCAGGCAATGGAGAGGTGCCATTGATGTAGTCTTCGGCTGCTTTGTGAAACTCCGTGCCGTAGACAAGGTGCTGTGCGTTCTGATCTTCCACATAGTCCTTCATCACCTTCAAGTGATAATACTTCTTCGGACATTGTTCAAACGTCTTTATGGATGAAAAGGACCATGAAGGGGTTGCGTTCACCGTTGGTTTTCCTGTTCAAGTTTAATTGCGCTAATTGCAAACCTTAAAAACACGATCATCTCTAGTCCTATTTCGATAGCCCGCTCGTAGTCCTTATGTTGCATCGCGTCATACATCCTGCGTTGCCCTTCGTTTACTCTGACCAAATATTCCGCGTAATCATTCACTTCAGCAATCTCCATTAACTCACTACCTTATAAGCTTCTCGTTTACGTAAGGGGCCAGACCCACGGACAAACGGCCCCCACCAATAGACACCACTTTGCCTAACTTTAAAGTGACCCCGCACGTAATGCGCGGCTAGATCCGAACGCTTAGATACGAACCCAGATGTCTCTGATACAGATTCTATCTCAGACAATGATAGTACGGTGTACTTAGAACATGATCGCTTCTTACTCGCTTGACCTTCATAGTTTGGGGGTGCTTTTTTAGCGGGCACTTCTGTCTTGGTAACCCCTGATTTACAGTTGATAAGCGACAGAGCTGCAAACATGAGTGTAGATAATTCTTCTACAGTTTCAGTAGCTGCTCTTTTAAACAGGTCAGGGTCTTTACGAAATTGATAGTTTAGTGCGTGTGCTATAAGCGGATCTGCGCCAGTTGCCCATACTGATGAAAGCATCATATGAACGGATATCATTCTCCCGTTGGGGAGCACTATCATTGCCTTAGTAAGTTTATCGCAAACACTTTCAGGTGCATTAAACACAACTGACAGCATAGTTACCTCAACTACATGATTGTCTTCGTATTGCCAATATGGTTGAGCAATTATTGCTCCTTCTGGCTGAGCTTTTAGATGTACTCCAACTTTACATATAGTGTTTGTTGCATGTGGATCTTTATTGTCCCGTAAAGCTTTAACTTCCGGGGTCAAGTTCATTTCAATTACGGTCTCTGGATAAGGAAGACGTACCTCTTTTAAATCTTCAGGTACAACGTTCGACTTTGTTTTGGATAACTTCTGTGCAGCTAACCCTAACTCGTCAGATAATACAAATATCTGTGCTTTTCTATCAGTTAAGTACGTACTATACTTTACGTTTAGTACGCGATCATCGGAAAAAATTTTTTGACTATCGTACTCTCCACTAGCAATTTGAGCGTACAAAGGTTTATAGTGTTTAGCAGTCGCCATATGATTTCCCCACTCCAGATTCACAGTTAACGGGTAATCCTTCTGCCCAGTCAGGCACCCAACGCATACTTTCTTCTACGTAGTGTCGGGCTTCTTCGACATCAACATCACGGCACACAATCGCAATCGCATCATGCACTGTCAGTACAACTTTGTACTTCTTTGATATACGCAACATCTGCTCGCCAATGATACATCGGGCAATCGCTTGGCACACATTCTCTATAACTTTCCCACCGTAGATCCGAGTGCGCCCCCTGCGAGTCTGATAACTAAACTCAACACCCTTGTCAGTCTCGTTAAACTCTAAGTCGTCATAGCGCATCAACAAACCTGAAGGTAGGCGGATAGCGGATTCGGCGGGTACAACTTCTAGTACACCTTCCCTACCCAGTACGGCGGGGTCTTTGAGGGACAGGTTTACTAAGACGTTTTGAGCTTGCCGCCACAGTCGTGTGATTGCATCATTAGTGCGTCGATAGATGTCAATAATTCTCCGGGCTTCGTCGATGTCCACTTCTACACCAAACGTCTTAAGTTGTGCCTGAAACTTAATCGCACCCATGCCATACCCTGCACCAAGAATTGTGGTCTTACCGACGAACCGTTGCTCCTTGGTAATTTCTTCTTCCTCTACCCCGTAGATCGCGCTAGCCATCTTTCGGTAAACATCTTTACCTTGAGCGAATGCTTCGACCAAATCTTCCTGCTCCGCAAGCCATGCCAACACACGTGCTTCAATCTGTGCTGAGTCTGCATCAATGATGCTATAACCCTCGGGTGCGCGGATCGCTTTCTTTAACTTGTTCGCATGTTCTCCACGGCTTGGCAGATTCTGCATGTTGATCTTGTCATCCCCGCCGAACCTGCCAGTATGTGCGGCGTAGTAACGTATCGGTACAGGCAACCGGCCTCGCTGCGCGATATCAATGAACCGCTGCGTTCTAGTTTCTTCAAGCGTTGACTTCGTACCAAGACGCGCTGAAACTAGCCCTTGCACATCGGGGTCCGGGTGGTCCAAAAGTTCTTTAAACCCCTCGTCGTTCTTGGCGAACGCGAACGTCTGCTGACCTGTGGCAGGGCTTTCTTTCATCGGGGGTTCTACACCAAACTTGATAAGCAGTTCCGCAAACTTCGGGTTACTCATCAATTCTTCCTTCTCCACCCCACAATAAGTCAGCAGTTGTTCCTTACGCTCCTGCACTTCTTTCAGGTGCTGCTCCAACAAGTCCTTATCCAACTCAAGCCTAGGTTCAATGAACATGCGTAGGGTTACATCAATAAGTTGTAGCTCTTTCTTGGGAAAGGAACGCGCCATGCGTTTGAACAAGTTATAAGTTATCTCTACGTCATTAACGCAGTAGTCCCCGTACCGTGACAGGCTGTACTCATCGAAATCGGCGCGTCGTTTACCGATAGCTGCTATGACTTCTGTACCTTTCTCACCCAACTTATAACGTTCTGCCATAGCTTTAAGTGAACCGCCCACCTCCACACCATGCAAAGCCCTACCCATGCACAGAGTGTCAAGCCATACGCGAGGATAAACGTCAAAGCGCCAACTAAGTATAGAGCCGTCAAACATTGTGTTATGGGCGAGAACCATCGCGTCCGACCATTTGAATGACCCATGCAACCAATCCTTAATCTGTTTGTGCGTACCGCTAGCCCACTGCGTCTGCTCGTTGTTGACTTTGATGCCAACACCAATTACTTCAAACAAGTCGGAACGAACATATTCCTCGGTTGTAATTTTTGAGAGTGAATACTCTCGGTCGTAATAAGTTTCAAAATCAATTGTGATGATGTCCAACTAAGTTCTCCTAGAATGGTGCTTCTTCAATGTCGGTGGGTTGGTTGTCTATCTTGGCTCGCTTAACTGCTTTCTTATTGACGAATGCGTATACCGGAAACGGCCAATCTGTTTGGGGTATCCGTAGGTAATAAAAGTCACCGTCTTCTTTGACTATGTACCCTACTTCTCCCGTGGCTTTAACAATAACTTTTGTATCAGGGTGCACGGGTTTTTCCCCCCGCTTCTTTCCAACCATCATAAAAGCCTTCACGCCAAGCCGTCTCCCAAGCGATACACCACAGATCGTATGACCCATCGGCGGGGAATTTGAAATCTTCTTTGTCTTTCATCATTGCCTTGACATCTCTTCGCTTGATGAATGCTTGCCAAGCTTTGTCTCGCTCGTGGTTGACGATGGGTACGTCATCAAACAATCCTTTCTTACTCATTGCTTACTCCTTGCTCGTATTGCTTTGAGGGCGTTCTCCGCTGTAACCGAGTACACCGGTTTGACTCGTTTAATTTCATCTTCAACTTCTTTCGCACACGCCTCACGCTCGGCAGCGGCAACAAAAGCAGCGAACTTGCGCAACATTGCATTCGACCCGTCAAACCCGACAAACCCCGCCTCCCGCGCCATATGGGTAATGTCTTCTCTATCCATGATTGCATCCCCTTGCTCGTATAGCTTTCGCTGCCAACTTTGTAATGTCTGACGCATATTCAGGATGTACGGCAAGCACATCACACACCTTTGCACACGCATTTCGCTCGGCAGCGACGGCAGCGTTTATTAATTTCAGTACATCACTACACATCACCTTAACCGAGTTGTACCCCTCGTGATCGCCTCGGTCTGCGAGGTCGTAAGCTTCAGACATGATCCGCTGCCTGATTTGTTTAATGTCCATGATTGCGTTCCTTCAGCTTGGCTTCTGCCCACGCAACGACCGCTTCAAAAGCTTCTTTTTCTGCCCAGCCCCAACG